ATTGTTGACCGGCTCAAGGAGCAGCGGTACAAGATCAAGGGGATCAACTTTGGCAACAAGTCGAAGAACCCGATCATGTACGGCAATATGAGGGCGCAGATGTGGGGTGAAATGCGGGAGTGGCTGAAATCGGCCAGCATACCCAAAGATAAATTCTTGAAAACCGATTTGATTTCGCCTATGATGAAGCCGGATTCAAGAGGTACAATCTTTCTTGAAAGCAAAAAAGAGATGAAATCTCGCGGTCTTGCTTCGCCAGACGCAGCAGATGCGCTGGCCGTGACCTTTGCTTTCCCCGTGGCTCATCGTGAGTACAATGAGCCTACTCGCCGCTCATCATACCAAAACGGCGGCGTCTTAACTTCTTGGATGGGTTCATAAAATGGGTAATACCAAATCTCTCGGCATCGCTTACATCGACCAAGACATCAGCGGTTCGTCGGTCATCGAGTCGGACGCTGTGCTGGGCTACACCGCCGCCGCACAGGGCGCAGTTACGCAAGCGACCAGCAAGTCAACCGCCGTGACGCTGAACAAGTCGGCTGGCCGGATCACAATGAACGGCGCTGCGCTGGCGGGTAATGCGGCGGTATCGTTTACGCTGAACAACATATACATTAGCAGCAACGACATTCTTATCATGTGCGTGTCAGGCGGCTCGATTGCAGACGCTACGACCTACACCTGCTACGTCAACACGATGGGCGTTGGCACGGCCAGCATCACGCTGCGTAACTTGACCGCCGTTTCTCAGTCTGAAGCGGTCATTATCAACTTTGCGCTGATCCATTGTGCTTAAAAAATCACCTACCCCAAAAGCGTTCAAAGAGAACGTCAAAACGGAGGTGAAGGCGGGCAAGCCTGTGAAACAGGCTGTCGCCATCGCTTATTCTACCCAACGGGCATCGGCCCCAAAGAAAAAGTAAATGGCATACAACGGCGATGTGAAGTCCGCTGGCGTAGTAGCCAGCGGCGACACCAAGAAGGACACTCTTGATGTGATGCGTAGCCGTTTTACTATGGCAGTTTCTGCTTATGGTGAATCCCGCGAAGATGAATTGGACGACCTGCGGTTCCTCGCAGCCAGCCCAGACAACCAATGGCAATGGCCTGCGGACGTTCTGGCAACTCGGGGGTCGATCCAAGGGCAGACGATCAACGCACGCCCGTGCCTGACAATCAACAAACTGCCGCAGCACGTCAAGCAAGTCACTAACGACCAGCGCCAGAACCGGCCATCTGGCAAGGTCATCCCAGCGGATGACAAAGCCGACATCGAGGTTGCGGAGATTTTCGAGGGCATTGTGCGGCATATTGAGTACATCTCGGATGCTGACGTAGCCTACGACACCGCCTGCGACAACCAGGTGACCTACGGGGAAGGGTACATCCGGCTGGCTACGGAATACTGCCGAGAGGACAGTTTCGACCAAGACATAAGAATTTGTCGAGTTCGAAACTCGTTTTCGGTCTACATGGATCCAACGATTCAAGACCCGTGCGGATCAGACGCCGAATGGTGTTTTATTACCGAAGATTTGACAAAAGACGAATATCACCGTCAGTTTCCTGACGCTTTGCCTATTTCAACGCTTATGGCGCGGGGTATTGGCGACCAATCGCTGTCGCAATGGATCAGCGAAGACACGATACGCATCGCGGAGTACTTTTACGTTGAACACAAGTCCCAGACGCTGAACCTGTACCACGGCAACGTGTCGGCGTTGGAAAATACTCCCGAAGACAAGCAAATGAAGGCGATGGGGATGGTTCCCATCAAGACTCGGCAGTCTGACACCAAGGTAATCAAGTGGTGCAAGACCAATGGTGCTGAGTTCATGGAGGAAAAAGAATGGGCGGGCAAGTGGATTCCGGTCATTCGCGTAGTTGGCAACGAATTTGAGGTTGACGGGCATTTGTATGTCAGCGGTTTGGTGCGAAATGCCAAGGACGCGCAGCGGATGTACAACTATTGGGTCAGCCAAGAGGCAGAAATGCTTGCTTTGGCCCCAAAAGCACCTTTCATTGGCTATGGTGGTCAGTTTGAAGGGTATGAACAGCAATGGAAAACCGCAAATACGACGAATTGGCCGTATTTGGAGGTAAATCCAGACGTTACGGACGGGCAAGGAAGTGTTTTGCCGCTTCCGCAGCGTGCCCAGCCACCTATGGCTTCGTCTGGGCTGTTGCAGGCCAAAGCAGGCGCTTCCGACGACATCAAGTCCACTACAGGCCAGTACGATTCAAGTCTCGGTGCCACAAGCAACGAGCGTTCGGGCAAGGCTATTCTGGCTCGGGAGAAGCAAGGCGATACTGGAACGTACCACTTTGTTGACAATCTGGCACGCGCTATCCGGTACACGACCCGTCAAGTTATCGACTTGATCCCCAAAATATATGATACCGAGCGCATCGCGCGCATCATTGGTGTAGACGGTGAGACGGGTATGGCAAAGATCAACCCGAATCAGCCCGAGCCGGTCAAGAAGATCGTCGATCAATCTGGCATCGTCATTGAGAAGATTTACAACCCAAGCGTTGGCATCTACGACGTTTGCGTCACGACCGGCCCGTCGTACATGACCAAGCGTCAAGAGTCGATGGAAGCCATGAGCCAACTGTTGCAGGGCAACCCTCAACTGTGGGCCGTCGCTGGCGACCTGTTCATCAAGAATATGGATTGGCCTGGCGCGCAGGAAATGGCGAAACGGTTTGCCAAGACCATTGATCCTAAATTGTTGGCCGATCCAGAAGACGATCCAGCACTTGCCGCGGCTCAACAGCAAATTGAGGCGATGGGTAAGGAGATGGAGCAGATGCACTCTATGATCCAGAATATCAGCAAGTCTTTTGAGTCCCGTGACGCAAAAGTCAAAGAATTTGAGGCTTCTGTCAAAGCATACGACGCAGAAACCAAGCGCATCACAGCGGTGCAGGCATCCATGTCGCCAGAGCAGATTCAAGATATTGTGATGGGCACCGTCCACGGCATGATTACCAGCGGCGACCTGATTGGCGAGATGCCCGGCCAAGATACTGATGTAGGGCCAGAAGCGCCGCAGGAAAGCATGGAACAGCAACCCCCGCCCGAGATGCAAGGAGCGCCTCAATGACCCCCGCACAATTCGTAGGGATGTTGTTTCTTGGGCGGGATGTAGCGCATAGCGTACACCTCAACACCCGCAGTTTCAGCAAGCACATGGCGCTGAACACGTTTTACAATGAAATTGTGGAACTGGCAGATACGTTTACTGAGGCGTATCAGGGCAGGCACGGGTTGGTAGGTCAGATTGCTGTTCCTGCCAACAAGAAAGCAGCAAACATCATCGAGTTTTTGCAGTCTCAACTCGATGAAATTGAGGTTGTTCGGTACGATGTCGTGGACAGAAAAGACACCGCGATCCAAAATCTGATCGACGAAATTGTGGCGCTATACTTGTCCACGCTGTACAAATTGAGGTTCTTGGCATGACCATTGCGCTCAATACCACGCTGCGTAACAACCGCGCAAACCAGATTACCACTTTTGCGAGTACAAGCGCAAAATTGCGTTTTTACACCGCAGGATATGGTACGCAATTGGCTGAATGTGTTTGCAATGCTACCGCTTTTGCTGCTGCGGCGTCTGGCGGTGTGTTGACGTTGAACGCCATATCGGTCGGCACGGCGACAGCCGCAGGTACAGCGGCTATCGCCCGTATTTACAAATCGGATGGCACAACAATGGTGATTGAAGGTCTGACGGTTGGCGTGTCAGGCAGCAACATTATCATTACCAACACGACCGTTTCCATCAACGACACCGTAACGGTTACCGCAGCCACGATCACAGAGGGCAATGCTTAAATGGCACTCTACGCAGACCGTGTAAAGGACAGTACCTCAATCACGGGTACTGGTGCGATCACGCTGAGTGGGACTGCGCCTACGGGGTATCAGACCTTTGCCACGGCGTTTGGCTCGACCGCACTTACGGTTGCGTACTGTATTGCTGACCAGACCGGCGCAAACTGGGAGGTCGGCACCGGCGTGTTTAACGGCACCACCGGCCTGACCCGTGTGACCGTGCTGGGGTCGAGCAATGCTGGCGCGTTGGTAAGTTTCACGGGCGGCACACAAGATGTGTTCTGTACTGCGCCAGCAAATTACCTTAATATTTTTACCAGCACCACTCAGGGAACAGTTCCTGCGTCTGGCGGCGGTACGACTAACTTTTTGCGGGCAGATGGGACGTTTGCCGCGCCATCCGCAACGGCCCCCGCTGGCTCCACGACCCAGATTCAGTACAACAACGCTGGGGCATTTGGTGCAGATTCCGGTTTTACTTATACGGGCACAGGCACATCCGGCAATCTAACAGTTGCAAATTTAACGGGCGTAACTTCTTCTACTGCTGGAAACTCCCCGAATTTTTATTTAATTGCTGGCGCAGCGGCGGCTATTCAAAATGGGGGCGTAACTCGATTGTTTGGTGCGGCAGCAACAGGATCAGGAAAGGCCGGTGGGTCGCTTAATTTGCAAGGTGGAGCGTCTACTGCGGGAACCGGAGGTATTTTGCAATTTGCATCCGGCGCCGGAGTAATTGGTGGTGCAGTAAGTATTACCAGCGGAGCGGGAACCACAGGATCATCTGGCAATTTAACCATTACTACTGGTATTGGAGCAACCATTGGAACATTGACCATTTCTGGAGGACAGCCAACTGGTTCTGCTGCTGGTGGAAATCTGATTTTTAATGGTGGAACCAGTATCGGTGCTTCAGTTGGTGGAAATTTAACCTTTAACGGTGGTTTGTCTGCGTCAGGAAACGGTGGACAATTGACTTTAACTGGTGGCATTTCTAACAGTTATGGCGCAAATCCAGCCTTTGCAACATTTGATGGCGGGCTGTCAACAGGCGCAGGATCAAACATTAATTTTCAAGCCGGTGATGCTGGTTTGGGTTCTAACGCAAATCCCGGAAATATTACATTTACAACCGGATTGATAGATGCGTTTGGCGGCGCTGGGACATCAGGTGGATATTTTGCAGTTGTAAATCAAAACAACCCATCTACACCTTTCAAAATTGCTGTTAGTGCGGATGGAACACAAGACCAAATTGGGTTTTTTAGTGTGACTCCTATTGCAAAACCAACAGTTATAGGATCGCGTGCTACTGGTGTTGCACTTCAAAATTTGTTAACTAAACTGGCCAACCTTGGTTTGATTACGGATTCAACAACGACATAATTATGGCAATAATTAAATCAATTACGCTTAAATCAGGCCTTGTTGTGTCTTATCACAAAGTTGTGTCTGTTGCAATTAACAATAATTTTGGAATTGAAAAAGTTGTTGCATCATTTGCATCGTGGGTTGATGAAACTTTTGCCAAAAATAATTCAGAAGTTCCAGCACATCGTATAGGAGCAATTCTTGCTGTTACTCCTCAATCGGGTATGTTTAATCTGGCAGAAATTGCGGTAGTTGCTGATCCTGATAGTTCATTGTTCGGCGGCACCGTCACCGCTGACGTAGTGCTAACCGATCTGGAACAGGCCAAGGCCAAACGCAAGTTGACAATTGAGTCGGCAAAGAACATCGAAATGTACGCCCCCAAGACCACATCCTTGGGTGTGTTTGACTCGACCGACGCAGACAACAACAAACTGTCTATCGTGATTCAAGTGACCCAACTGGCAGAGGCAAAAGGCTTGCCAGCAGTTGCTGGGTTCAAGGACACCAACGGCGTGTGGTCTTCCTACACTTTAGAGCAGTTGGGTCAGATCGCGTTGGAGATGACGGCGCAAGTTTTGCCGTTGTACGAAAAGGAAGCCGCCAAGTTTGCCGAGATTGACGCAGCGGTTGATGTGGCTGCGGTTGAGGCTGTGGCTTGGTAAATGCTAGGCTTCGCACCTATCTCGGCATTGCCCATATCGGCTATAGTCGTGGTAACTCCTACCCCGCCTGTTACGGGGTACGTTGAAACGCTTA